CTATTTATGACCACCATATTTTCTCTCCATCCCTCCAAATTAAACCTTAATACAGGCCCATAAAACCATGACAACACGCGACAAAACCAAAAAAGGCAAGAACGCCAAGCTCACACAAAAGCAACGTGAAGAGATTATCCAGCTTTGCTTAGATGGGAAGATGACACGGACCGCCATAGCAAAAAAATATGGGTGTTCCGTTCCCAACATCACCTATATGATGAACAAGTATCACCGGGATAATGAACTTATCGAGAAGAAGAAGAAGGTGAAGAAGGAACAAGCCACCAAGAATCCCCACACCTATCCAACGGACCCCATCAAATTCCGGATTGGGAAGATACTGGAGATTGAAGGGGACATCCAATTTGCACGTGATGAAAAAGTTATTCACACCTTGGGTTCTTTGCACAAACTTCATCTATCTCTTCATGATGAACTTCGTACTTTTGTAGATGCCACCAAAGAAGCTCACGGCGCCACACCGGAACAACTCAAGATTGAAATCGTGGATGCCATCCAATCTCTTCCCCCACTATTGAAGAAACAAGTAATGGATGAATTGATGGTGGATAATTCCAACGTTGTGAGACTGAGCACGAAATGATTGCACTACTCCAAGCCGCAAAGAAAGCCAAGGAATTGAAGAATCTTGTGGATGAATGTCCATTGGACTTCTTCCGTCCATCCCTACCCCAAAGGAAGGTATTGGAATCGGAAGATAACATTGTTCTATTTCGCGCGGCTAACCAGCTAGGGAAAACCTATGTGGGGGCCGCTGAATGTCTCTATATGATGAAGGGATGGAGTCCCTATAAAGATTTGTCCCACATCAAACCACCCATCATTGTGTGGGCTATTGTGCACAGCTGGGAACAATCCAAGATTATCCAAGCCAAGATACATAGCTTGATTGGGAAAAATGAATATGCGGAAGACTCCCCCGACTTTCTAGAAGGGCGTGGATACCGTGCTAAGAATCCATGGTTCAAGCTCAAGAATGGTTCCATGTTGTTCTTCAAAACCGCCAACCAAGGAACACTTGGCGCGGCATCTGGAACGATTGATTTCTGTTGGATAGATGAACCCTGCCCACAAGCGCTATTTGGGGAATTGGCAGCTCGACTTCTTCGGAATCGTGGGCGGATGCTCATGACCATGACCCCAATTGGCGGTGGTGATTTGTCTTGGCTGAAGAAGCTCACAGAAACAAAGCCCCCACGGGTGAAGGATATACACGCGCCTTTATCCGTGGAAAACACAACCCCCATCGATTTGGATGGAACACCATTGGAACCGCTTCTTCTTCAATCGGATGTGGATAGAATAGCCGATACATATCTTTCCATCGATAGGGCGGCCCGCTTGGAAGGAAGTTGGGATGTTGGGGTTCCCATGGATGGACGTATCTTTGAACACTTTGGTGAAGACCACATCAGTGATGCACCATGCCCAACGGGTGAATACAAGTTTTCCATAGGAATCGACCATGGACATCATCCAAATTCACAGTGTGCTATCTTGGTTGCAATCTCAGAAGATGACAAAACCATATATGTGTTGGATGAGTATTTCGCCGCCGGTGGTGAACAACAGAAGGCCACGGCAAGAAGACACGCGCGCGCCATCGTTGCGATGATTAAAAGAAACGGGTTGGAACCGCTACAGATAAACCGATGGACGGGGGATAGACCCCACGGCGGTGGGAAGCACGGTGGGAGGATGTCCAATTCTCTTTTGCGTTCCGCTTTGGAACACGTGTTGGATTATCCCGCCAATTCATGTCCCTTCCGAATTCACACAGCACACAAGCCCCGGTGGTCCGTGTACTACGGATGTCAGCTTATCAGTGAAGCCATGGTTCAAGGGCGGTTCATCGTCCACCCAAAATGTAAAAGGCTTATTCGTTCACTCTCATCATGGACGTTAAAAAAATCCGGTGCAATTGACCGCGTATCCGAATGGAAACATGCAGTTGATAGTTTGCGCTATGCGTGCGTTCCCATCTTGGATTCCAAGTATAGCGCCCCCAAATTCTCAAAAATCCCAATTCATAGGAAGTAAAAATGTTAACAATGCCAGCCAAGCCCATCTTTCCAGATAAGGCGTCAAACGACAGAAGTGAAACCACAGCAAGAAGAAGAAGATTGTTGGAAGGAAATTGGGCTTCCGACTTGGAAGACTTCATAACGGATTCCGTGGCGCTCGATAGACGTGCGATATGGGGAGCTTTGGACACATCATCCAACGTTTTCAAACAAGGATGTGAAGCGCTAGCCGTTCTCTATTCACGAAAACCATCCGTGGGCATAGAACGAGAAAACGCGGAAGCCGCGCGGGATTTCATTGGCCCCAATGGAACCTTGGATAAATCCCACTACTTCGAGATGATGGCCACCGTCCAGATGAAAACAATTGGGCTTCGTGAAATGCTCATGAGAATAGACATATCAGATTCCAACCAAATCATGTTCCGACCCGTCACGCCTGACATGGTCTTTGCAACGGCTCCAGCTGGGGACCCCATGAAACCAAACTATCTTTATGAGCTGCGACTACGAAAGAATGATTCCACGGGTGAAATGTTTTGGACGGCGGATGTCTATGACTTGAGGGACAAAGCCAATCCACAATACAAAGTTCATTATGTGGAAGCGGATGGGCTTTTGGGTGAAGAGATGACGGAAATGTTTTTGGGTGGAAACATGAGTGGGGCCAATTATCCATATCGTGATTCCAAGGGTGAACCGTTTCTTCCATGGGTGTTCTATCATGCGGCTATAGATGGCCAATTGTTTTCCCCTTATGAATTATCTGAAGTGGTGGCGGGTTCCATGGTGGCTTCCACGTATTACACATATCTGAAACATCTAATGTTTGATGCATCGTTTCCCCAGCGCTATGTAGCGTCCCTACAATTGGCGGGACTGAATACCATGGACACCAACATGGCTTCCCAAAGAATGAGTGTTTCCACGGACCCTTCATCCATCCTATGTTTCACCGCCGACCCTGACAGCACCACCCAACCATTGATTGGCCAATTCCAAGCTGGGATGAGTGACCCCGCTACAATGTTGGGAGCCATCACCACCTATGAACGACGATTGGCCACACAGATGGGGATAGACCCCGCTAGTGTTCAGAAGGTATCTTCCGACCCTAGAAGCGGTTATTCCATCGCGATGTCCAAGGAGTCGATGAGGGAAGCACAGGAAAGATATGAACCGGTGTTTCGTGTCTCAGATATAGAAGCAATCGAGAAGGCCGCCATGATTTCCAACGCCATCTTGAAAACATCGTATCCGGAAACCGGCTATGTTATCCAATATGAATCCATCGAGCTTTCCGAGATGGAACAAAAGTCCCAGCGTGAAAACATCATCGCGCTATTGGATAAGGGGCTTTTGTCTCCAGTGGATGCCATGTTCAAGCTCTATCCAGATTTGGCAACGGAAGAAGAAGCCATCCAAAAACTACGAACAATCAGACAACAAAAGATTGAATTTGCATAACCCCAACCAAGGTATAAACCATGAAAACAATAACCCATGAAGGCCAAGAATACATTTTGAAAAGTGAAGTGGATGGAATCGTTCGAGAACGACTATCCAAAGTCACGGAAAACAAGAGAAGCGCGGAAAAACGTGTTCAAGAATTGGAAGCACAATTGGAAGATATGTCATCCAAAGTGAAGGGAGCGGAAGCGATGGCTTCCCAGCTTGCAAGCTTGCAAGATGAATTGGCGGTTTCCAATCAAAGATATGAACGCCATCAAGCGATAGCCGCCCAAGGAATCACGGACCCCGAAGTGAGGGATTTGGTGGAATGGCAGTATAACAAAGCTATGGATTCCAAAGCCAAGAAGGATAGAGTTCCCATGGGTGAATGGATGGCAACCATGAAAGAGGGTGGGGAAGTTCCCACGGTTTTGAAGCCATATTTCCAAGCCCAAGAAGCCCCACAGAACGCGCCCCAAGAATCCGTTCCCGCCAATGTGGATAGAAGTCAGCTACAAGCGCTTGGAGATGCCACACAGTCCACGCCACGTCCATCCACGAATCAAGGTGTAGCCCAAGCCACCAACCATTCCACAAGTGGGGATGTGTGGAAACGTGCGGCTTCTGATTTTGAGTTCTACCAACAAAACCGCGCGGAACTAAGAAAAGCGTACTATGCTAAGAGAAACAACAGATTCAAACAATGATAAGAGACATCACCGCATATCAAATAGATGGTGAATACTATCTTCACGAGGGAACGCCCAATGGCAACACCAAGAAAAAAATCAAGCGCCGTATCCAAGAAAATCAAGAAGCTAAGAAGCGAGGGGAAGCCCATGAAGCAATCCATAGCTATAGCTTTATCGATGGCTGGGAAGAAGCGCAAAAAACCAACCCGTCCCAAAAGGGGACAAAGAACAAAAACTAACCGAAGAAGAAAATAAGGAGGTGTCATCATGGCAGCCGTAGATTTAACAGACCTAAATTGGAACAATGGTGGAGCCAATTGGAAACAAGCTAGTGTGGGAGTAACAAACCAAGAATTCAAGCTTCCCAAATGGGCCAAGCTTGTAACCGTGAAACCAGCGGGACAAGATGTATTATTCTCATATACTGGAACGGATGGAGCCGCGCCAACATCGCACGCGTTCCCCCATCCCGTGGATGCGGTGATTCAATACAACCCAGTACAAACAAGCGGTGAACGAAGCATTTTCATTGCAAGTTCCACCGGAACCGCTACCATATATCTCATTTTTGAATAGACATAAGGATAAAGAACCATGGCCATCCCTATTTACTCCCCCGGTGGTGGGGGGATTACTCAAACCACCACGGAATTTTTGAATCAATCTAGTGTATCAATTTCCCACAATTTCAGTCATAAACCCCGCGTGATTATAGTAGATTCTAGTGGTGAAGTGATTATGGGAGACATACAATATTTTTCGAATTCCATCACCATAACTTTTTGTACCAATGTAACGGGTACGGTATATCTAACCTAACCAACCACACTATGGAGTATTTCACCCATGCAATTTTATAACCCAGAAGTCGTCTTTAAAGGCGGCGTAAAATGTGACAACGCACCAACCGAGAATGGACATCTTGTAAGAAAACAAGACGTAGCAGATTTATCTTACATTTCCGCTATTGCTTCCGGTTCTTCTTCAATGCTTTCCGTTTCCAACGGTGAACTTTCAATCTCGAATCTTGCAATCACAGACGTTCACGTGGACAACACCCAAACATCTTTGGCTAACTTCATCGCCAACGAATCTTCCACGGCGGCTTCACTTGCTGAAGGTGATGTTCTGATTCTTACAGCACCGAGCGATGGAACAGAAACATACATTGTAAGCGGTGCGAATGGTTCAAGCGCTGGAAACTACACCCAGATTGAAAGCCCATTGAGTGCGGCGGAAGTTGGGGCAGTTCTTCAAGCTGGTGATGGGATTAGCGTCAATGCTTCCAACGCTACAATCAGCGCAAACATCGCAGCTGGAACCGGACTTTCATCAAGTGTTTCCAACGGTCAAATCACCTTTGCAGTAGATGCAACAAGTGACGAAATCAGCGAAGGAAGCTCCAACCTTTACTATACTGATAGCCGTTCAAGAAGCGCTATCTCTTTGGAAACCGTGGCAAGTCCAGATGCCAACTTGATGCAATACAATTCTTCCACCGGTGAAATGAAGGTTCTTCTTTCTGACATCACGGGTGAATTTTCAGCGGGAACCGGACTTTCATATGATGGATACGGTGAATTCTCTTTGAACGCTACAAGTGACCAAGTAACAGAAGGAACATCCAACCTATACTTCACAGATTCACGCGCGCGCGGTGCTCTTTCCGGTGGAACTGGTATTTCCTACACAGCTTTGACCGGTGCGATTGCTATCGATTTGGCTGGTGGAACTGCTATTGGAATTTCTGGAAACACCATCTCTTTCAATGGTGATTCTGATGATGTGAGTGAAGGAAGTACAAACCAATACTTCACACAAGCTCGAGCGCGTGGAGCCATCCAAGCGGATTCACAAGCTGGAAACCTTCTTTCTTATGCTTCTTCCACTGGTGACCTTCTTGTTTCCACATCTTCAGTTCGTGGAGCTTTCAGCGCGGGAACCGCTATTGGAATCACAAACGGCGTTATTGCTTTCAATGGTGATAGTGATGATGTTTCAGAAGGTTCATCCAACCAGTACTTCACACAAGCGCGCGCGCGCGGTGCGGTATCTGCTGAAACTGTAAGTGGACAAGATTCCAACCTTCTTCAATACAACGGAACCACCGGAGCTTTTAAAGTTCTTCTTTCTGATGTTGTTGGTGAATTTTCAGCGGGAACCGGTCTAAGCTATGATGGATATGGTGAGTTCTCACTTTCTGCCAACACCGACCAAGTGAGCGAAGGAAGTACAAACCAGTATTTCACACAAGCAAGAGCACGTGGAGCTGTAACCGTATCCAGCCAAGCGGATGAGCTTATCAATTACAATTCTTCGAATGGTGAATTCTCACTTCGCCTTCAAGATTTGCGATATGAAACATCCATTACTCTTTCCGCGAATACTGCTACAAGCATCACCCACAATCTTGGGAAGCAGCTTGTTCACGTGTCCGCTATGGATGCAAGTGGAAACAAGATTGAATTGGACGTTGTTTATTCTTCCACTTCTGCCCTCACAGTAGAAAGCGCCGTTGGTGTAACTGTAACCGTGGCGATTTCTGTTTAATCCTCCATAATTCTCCTGTTGGGGTGGGGTTGGTGCCCCACCCCTTTTTATTTACAAGGATATGAAAATGTTAGAAATGATTGGATTGATTATTGGTGGAATGATTGTGGGTGGTTCCCTCACTTTTGGATTGATGAAGGGAACCCAAGAAGCACCGGCCCCCATCGTGGTTCCATCGGACCCCGTGGCCAAAGAGCTGGGGAAATTGGATGTGGTTCTTCCCATTTGTGAACCCAAGTTTATCGAGAAGAAGGGAGATGGGCTTTGTAGAGAACTTATGTGTATGACTCAAACCAATAGCGCCACGGGTGAAGTGAGTGGGACAACGTGTGACAACATTACGAATCTCAGAAACAAAAAGGCGATAATTTCCTTTTGTGGTTCCCAACATTCAGAAGCGGAAGATATAGCCAAGTGTATAGATTTATTCCAACGGCGTGGAATATAGAAGCCATCTAAGATTATTTGAGATAATAACCTGTTATTGATTCTTTTCTTTTTGTTTCATCATTTCTGTATTTCAAAGGGATGTATGTATTTATATCTTGGGTTTTATATTCCTTACATCCTCTAAGTTCACATGGGAAATTGTAAGTGGTATTAGTAACCCAGATTGATTTTTTAGGGTGCCAATAAAAAGTTTGTTCACCTTCTGAAAACTCAATAACCCCTTTTTCTTTCATTTCTTGCCCATTCACAGGAAACCCGCGTTCCATAAGTGGCCATGATATGCACTCGATGGTTCCAAAGTGGCGAGAACGAGATACCATGAAATCCTCATTTTTAAGGGAGTTTAGAATGAATTTGTGGAATCTAACAGCCTGTTCAGATGTGATTATTCGAGTGGGGGTACGCATGCCCGAAAATGTTACAGTGGCCATCTTAGCCGAATAAGATAACAAACGTGCTCTTTCCCATTTCTTTTCAGAAATTAATTTTCTCACTTGCGCACGAATTATTTCAGATGCGATTTCTTTCATTTCACGGTTCCATTTTTTACATGGTGAAAGATGGGGATACTTCTCATTAACCATTTTACGGATGGAAAAAAGCTCTTGGATTGTTATTGGTGCGGGAACGTTGTTTGGTGTGTCGATAACTGATTTCATAATGTTCTCTTTTGTTTGGGTGATACTCTATTATTACTTTAAACTTGACACCTTGTCAAGCGAATAAGGAAAGAAAAACAAAATAAGTTCATTTTTAAAACTTTCGCATAGATTATCATGTGAAGTTATCCACAGGTTTTCCACAGGCCAAACCACGCTTCCAGCTGCCACAAAAGCCGATTCCAAAAAGTTATACACAAGTTATTCACAGGCTATGAAAAAAAGTTATACACAGGTTATACACAGGATACAAAAACCTTGTATAATACACTTGTGTGGTTAGGGTCGTACCCGTAACAACGTAGGAACCACGGATAACCCAAAACCATATTAGGATAATAAAATGGCTACTATTGATTACTCAGCATTAAATACAGGTGGAATTCGCCTCGATGCAATGATAGAAAATGAAGTTCGTGCACTTCTTCATGACGCGGCTTCTATTCGTAACTCTGGAGCGCTTCTTTTCGCTGGTGATGTCGCTGGTGTTGGCTCTGACACACTAACACTTCGTTACGCTGGTTTAGACGGCTATGAAGCTATGAATACAGTGGGTGACGGTGCGGAAATTACTTCTTCAAACCTCACTATGGACACCACTGATATAGCTGTGGGTAGAATCGGCCTTCGATATGACATCACAGATTTGGCGGCATTGACAAAACTTGGAAACGACATTGATGTGTTCCGTCTAGCTGAATCTATGGCCGGCGCTTTCGAATCTCGTTTCATGGAAATGGTTTGTGGAACATTCACAGGTATTTCAGCACAAGCCGGAACCGCCGGTGTAGATATGTCAGTGGACGATTTTATGGACGCCCTGTATTTGCTCGAAATCGCAGATAACCCATCTCAGCTTTTCGCAGTCCTCCACCCACGCCAAATTGCCGATTTGCAGTCCTCTATCCGCAATGAGACCGCAAATGCCATCGCTTTTAACCCAGCACACCACGACCTCATGAAATCTCTTGGGCAAGGGTACGTTGGTGATTTCATGGGTGTACAGGTACACAAGTCTTCTTTTGTAGTGGACAACGCGGGAAGCCGTGAAGGTGCTATGTTCAGCGCGGGCGCTATTGCTTATGCACTTGGAACACCGGTTCCACTTGCAGCTCCAAGCGGTGAGATTCGCCCAGCTGGAACCCCCGTACTCGTGGAGCTTGAGCGGGACTCGGCGTACAGCTTGACGCGCATAGTCGGGACGGCGTACACAGGCGCTTCCGTGGTAGAGCAGGCACGCGCCGTACAGATTCTCACAGACGCATAAAAACATTGAATGGGTGGCTTTGGGGCTGTTTTCATGGTTCCAAGCCCCCAAGCCTTTGGGGGGATGTATATCCCCCACCATCCCTTTTTTAAACCATGAAACCCTAGGAAAAAACCATGACAAATCAACCTTGGACCGGCGGCGATGTAAGCAAAACAAGCGCCCTACCCATCAAACCAAATTCCCCATTTTGGTATATGCACCACCCCAACACGTGTTGGGAGTTCATCCAACATCGTGATAAGTGGATGTTCGTTCCCACCTTCCGCCGTCTTTTCGAACTTGCTGGTGTGAATGGAGTCCGGATGGTTCCACGCGGTGGGACTGACTCCCAGATGGCGCGCGTGAGAATGATGGATAACGGATTTGAAGTTCTCGAATGGGACCTTGGTTATCAAACCCGACACATGACAAGAAGTGGGGGCTATTACTATACAAGTATATGGGATTCCCCAAAAGTGATTGGAAACCGTGTTGTGTGGAAAGTGGACACCCTAGCCTTTAATGATTGGCGTGTGGAGCTTATGGAAGAAGGTGTGATTGATTTCCCAGATTTGGACATCTTATCCTTCTTTGTGGACATGCAACAAAAGCGCGTGGAGCGTAACGAGGGAAAGAACATGACACCCCGCATCCAAAAGCAATATGAAAAGGATTTGGAACGTCTCGAGATGATGCAAAAATATATTGAGCTTGGTGGACCGGTTACAAAAGAAGGAACCAAACCAAAAGCCAAGAAGGTGAAAAGAGATGTCTAGAGAAAAATTTGAAGCGTTCACGAAAAGATTAATGGAACAATCAAAGAAAAATGGTGGTAAGATGAGTGAGACAGAAGCGCGTAAAATAGCCGCCAAAGTCGCAATACGCCACGACCGCAAAAACAGCGGGAAATAACCTCAAACAATAGGATTTCGAAATGGCAGAATATAACGCAAAACAAGCCTTCACTATCCCCCGTCACATCCGTTTCAAGGATGGGGTGAACATTGAAGCGATATCAGGAAACAAAACATTGACATACAAAGATTCAATGTTTCAAAGATTGGATGCCCAAAGTGGTGGATTAGAAGTCATTCTTCCAGAAGAAAAGAATGGTGGTGTCTTTGTCATCAATTGCCAAGGAAACAGCTTCACCGTGAAAGATGGAGCTGGTGTAACCGTCAAAGTTCTTTCACTTGGTGAAGGTGGTTTATTCGCTTGTGATGGCGACGCATGGAAACAATTCATCTAGAATTCCAAGGATTGAATGATGGCGCTTCTTGATACATACTATGCCCCACGGATAAGAGTTCCCCAGATGATACAACGGGGAAAAACTCAAATCGTGGAGCTTATCATATATCGCAATGGTGAGGAAGTAACCCCCGCCGGCGCCACATACCAACTTTTGGATGAAGATGGAACGGAAATCATCTCCACATCTAGCGCTTCCATCGTTGGAAACAAAATCCAATACACAATAAATTCTTCAGTGGTTCCTCAAACAATGACCCTAAGTGACGGTCTCTTTGAACTTTGGGAAGTAGAGATTGATGGGTTGGATTATACATTTCAACGTCCAGCGTATCTATGCCGCCGGCCTTTGTACCCTTGCATATCTGATATCGATTTGGAAGCCAGCTATTCCGACTTGGAAAACCTTCTTCCAGATTCATATACAGATGGATGGCAAAGATACATTGATGAAGCGTGGGTTCGTATCATTGAACGTCTTAGGCAGCTTGGAAATCTTCCGTATCTTATCACGGAACCCCAAGCGCTACGCTCTTCCCATCTTGAATTGGCATTGGCTTTGATATGGCGAAATATGCACAGTTCACTAGGCCAATCTAACGGACGCTACTTGGACTTATATCGAGAACACATCAAAAGCTATGAATACCAGTTCAAACAAATATCGTTTCGTTACGATATGGATGAAGATGGAAGAGCTGATGATGTGGACAAACGGAAAGCCGGGTTCCCAATGATTTCCACCACCAATCCCCCATCACGGTATCACCGTTTCAAATACAGGCGGTATTGATGGCAACGGTTCAATTATCATCTATTCGTTCACGGGTGGCCACGGCTTTGGAAGCCATCACGGGGGCGGGATTGAAAGAATCCCCGCTTCCTTTTGATGCATTTGGAAGAACCCCAAATTCCATAGCCCACAAAGCCTTCTCAGTGGGAATAGGTGGTTCCAATGCCATGGATGATAGACAGCGTCCCACAGAAGGGGCGATGCTCCAAACGGACTTGGATATAACCTTTGCGTATCGTCTCAGACCCTTGGACCAACTCACAGATGTGGACAACCAATTGAATCTTGAAAATACCATCATCACCGCTTTATTGGATAGAACTAACGCCGTTCTATATCCAAACCTACATATCAAACTAATTTCAACCAATAGAGCTTTGACAGATAGTGGGGAGTATATTCTTTCCACGTTATCTTTTGAAGCACTTCATTTTATTCCACTTTCATAATCAACCAATAGGAGCTTCCAATGGCTGAATCCACCGTCGTAGCCGTCCCACGTGACGGAACCATCTCAATCACCAACGGAGATGCAACAACTTATACCGTCAGCTTCGAGAATGGCGACATGAGCATGAATCTAGACCTAGCTGAGAGAATTATCATATATGATAGGGGCTCAATTGTTGGGCTCAGACAGGGAAATGACCCCGTTCCAAGCATCTCTTTTAGCGTTCATCTTCGAGAATTAGCAGATTCCACAGAAGACACACTTCTTGATTTCATCTATAAGACTGGAAATTCTAGCGCGGCCACATCAACAGGTGGAGCCGGCTTTGAACAATTCCTTTGTACTGTAGAATTCCAAGCGAATATGAGCGCGCTAAGCGGTTCAAATACAAAAGTAACCTTCAACAAGGTTCTTCTTTTCGCTTCTATCGCAGAAGGAAACCCCGACACAATTAGCGTAACCGGTGAAGTATACGGTTCTATCGTAAGAGCTGAAGTTTAATAATGGAGAGCGGAACCATGAAAAAATCCATTGGAAAACTTGATTGTGAATTTGGGCTTCCCAAATCTATGTCCACAATGTGGGATGTGTTTTATATGATTTCCACCAATCCCAACCGCGCCCAGCTTGGGCGATTGTTCGCGGCTTTGGTGGGAATCTGCATCCAAAATTATCCATCATGCCCAAAATACAGTCTATCAGATTGTGATTTGATGGCTTATGGTGGGAAGGTTCAAGAATGGCTATCATCTCAGAAGGTGAACCCCATCCAAGTTCTTCAAGTGGGAACGGAACTCTTCCAGATGATGACAGAGCACATTTCCACGGATGAAGAAGTGGAAGCCGCGGAAAATTTTACTTCACCCCCGCCGGCGGAATAGTCCGGACGGGGTTCATCATATCACGGTATTGGCACCAAGAACCAACATGGTTCTTCCATCTTCCCAAGAATCTTCAAGCGGAGCTTATAGCGGATTATAGATTGGCCAATATGAAACCGGATGATGTGAAGAAAAAGAAGAAGCGTTTCCAAATTCAAAATCTGAAAAAGAATCATGCTAGATTTAAAAGAAGGGGAGCGCTAGATGGCTAGAAGAATACGATACGGAAAAGGGAAAGGCTCCATTGAAATCACCGGTCCCCAACGTGAACTTTTTGAACAAGCGCTTCGAGAAGTAGCGGGTGAAACGATGAAGGTGTTGGAAGCCGAGATTGACACCCGCGTGGAATATGCCAAGGAAAATTGGATTGTGAGATATGGAAAGCCCATCACAACCAAAGATGGAAGAACATTCATCAAGAAACAAAAATCCAAGCGTTCCATCGATAAGTTCACCAATGGGATTCGAATAGTCCAAGGTGGAAAAGCCATTGAAGGATTCTTTCGTAACGGTGCCCAATATGCCTATGCCATCAAACCCGCTTCATATTCCAAAAGAGAAAATGGAAGCGCTTCCACGGTTCCAGAAGGGGAAAGTCTAGCAGAAGAAACCATGTGGAAACCCGCGCGGAAAAGCGTGGACAAGCTTGTGAAGAAATTGGCAGATGCTTTCATAGCCGACCAAAAGAAGAAGGGATAAGACAATGAGTGACGTAAATAAGACGATTAGCATCCAATACCGTGCGGAAGTCCAGAATCTTATCAATGGTTTGAAGAAGGTTGGGCAAGTCTCAGAGAAGGAAGCCCAAAAGCTTGTAAATGATTTAGATAAGGCATACACAAAAGCCGCGCGGGATGCTGAGAAAAGCGCCGCCAAACAAGAAAGAGCATTGAAGAAGGTTGGGAGTACTGCCCAAGGTGTGGGGAAGGGAATCCAAGCTTCATTTTCCAACATCTCTATCGCAGCTGGAGCCGCCGCCATTGCGGTTCTATCCTTTGGACAACACATAGCCGACTTATCCAATCAATTGGTGGATGCTTCCACAAAGACAGGTATCAACACAGAAACCCTTCATGGATTGAGATTGGCCGCCACGGGTGCGGGTGTATCCTTTGAGGAATTGGAAACGGGGTTGGTGAAGTTCCCATCTATGCTTCAAGATGCCGTGGATGGAAGCAAGGCCGCACAACAAGCATTTGAAGCCGTTGGTGTTCAAGCTGGTGAAATGCGTGATGGTGTTATGAAAGTTCGTGACGCTGACACGGCTTTCAAAGAAGTGTTGGAAGGATTGAGACAGATAGAGAGCGCGGAAGAAAGAGCCGCGCGCGCCGCGGACATCTTTGGACGTACCGCCGGCCCCAAGTTCATCCAATCTGGAGCCATAGACAATCTTGAAAACTTCGTATCTTTGGCCAATGAATTCGGTGTGGCAAGCGGCCCCAAGATGCAAAAACAAATGGCAGATTTCCAACGAATAAGCGCCACGGCCACGGAAGTTCTAACCGGTGAATTCATGCGCTTGTTAGATGTGATGGCGGGTGGTGAGGCTGGCGCCGGTGGTGGATTGAATGACATCATGTTGGGAGCCACAAAAGCGTTTATTGTATTCGGTGAAATTGCTGGGAACACTTTGAAGGGATTACAACAATCCTTTGGGGCTGTTTTGGCTGGATTGAATGTAGCCATTACTAGCATAACAGGAACGGCGGATGAACTTGAACGCGCCCAAATTGTCTTCAATGAGATAGGAAACGAGATAGCCCAACATGGGGACAAGTTTTTGGACCCCTTTGGGGCGGCTAGTGAACGCTTGGAGAAGTTCAACAAGCTATTGAAGGCCACCATGCAAACTTCCCAAGGTGGTGGAACGGGTGGTGGTGCTCCAAGAAGAAGCGGTGGTGGTGCATCCCAAGCCACGCAACAAACCACCAAAGCCGTGGATGAACTAGCCCGAGCCATGAAGATGGTGGAAGAGATTGAAGATAAGACATTGGCCGCCATGCTGAAGGCACGGGATGAAAAGGTGGCCCAATTATCCGGTGAAGAAAAGATTCTAGCGCTTCGAGATATAGCACTTCAAAAGATTCATGAAGAAAAGATGGCTTTGGAAGATTCCGTTCAAACCCAAATCGAAAAGCACCAAGCCATGGAACAAACCCAAGAAGTATTGGACACCATCGCCAATCTTGAATTCGTCCATGAAGATGAAATGGCACGTCTCAAAGAGGAAAGAAGGAACATCATCAAAGAAGCATTTGATGAACAACAAGCGCTTATTCTAGAAACCGGTGAATTGGAGATAGAAAAGAATAGTGAAGTCACAGAAAAGCAGCTGGAAAATGATAACCGATTGAAGAAAAGCGCGCGGGAAGTCTTCCGTGAATACATGATGGGCGCCGATATGGTGGTGGAAGGTTTGAATGTAGCCGCCGATTTGATAGACCAAAACGCAATGAAGAACAAGAAAAATGCGGAACTGGTGTTTAACATCCGAAAAGCCGCCGCCATTGCTGAAATCGCCATAGCAACCGCCCAAAATGTGGTGGAAGTGTTCCCCAATCCCTTCTTGATGGCGGGGGCCACGGCTTTGGGTATTGCTCAAGGTGCTTTGGTTGCAAGTGAACAACCCAAGTTCCACATGGGTGGTATGATTGGAGGTGGTGGCACATTGGCACCGGATGAAACGATGGTAACCGCCAAAAGAGGGGAAGCCATACTTTCCACCGCCGCCGTGAATCGAATAGGTGAAGATGGGGTGAGAAGCTTGGAAACAGGTGGTGGAATAACTCCCAAGATAATTGTCATGAATCCCTTTAAACATTATGATAGATTTATACGTGGACGGGATGCCATGGGCATGAGCTCCATCCAAGGAACCGGAAGAAAAGGATATTGATATGGGTAACAACGTAACACCGGAATATATAAGAGGTTTCATTCTTCCCTTGGATGTGGGAGTGGACAACATTTGGCAAGATGAAACCACCATATCGCAACAGAATCCAAGCGCGGGGGACCCCATCCCCCAACAACCCTCCAAGATGAGACTATTAGCCACGGGAAACCAAAGTGATAGTGGCGATTTGTCGATAGTTACACGAAAAGCGGGAAGCGCTGGTTATGGTTCACGGTTCACGTTCAAAGATAACGTCACATCCACATCCGTGGAATATGGACGGGATGCGATGAACGCCATAAGCGGTTTTGAGTATAAGCTCATTGGAAACACCATCACATCCACTTCATACAGAAACCCCACTTCTTTGGTGACATCTAGTGACACGCTTTTGGTGGCATACCAACAAATAACCACCACGGGGAACGTCTTGAAGGTGTTACGGATAGACAAAGATGGAAATGAATCCACAGCTACCAATCTTTATTCCATCCCCACATTTCTTTCCACCAATCAATTTATGCATCCTTGCATGTGTGAATTGGAAGATGGTTCCATTATCTTGGTTCATATCTTGGAAGATGCAGATGAAGCCAATGTTCGAGTTCTCAGAAGTGAAGATGATGGTTCCACGTGGGACGTTGTAAGCCGTGAAGGATGGAATGAAACAATACCGGTGGGAGTAACCGCCGGCGCGGGTGTAGATACGTATGAAGTTATCCGGATGCGCTTGGAATCCATCACCGGTTCCGTGGTGCTATTGGTGGAGACAGAATATAACGACACCGGGACAACCAAAAGAAACCAGCTCTTCCAATATGTGTCCATCGATGGGGCCGCTACCTTCACTTTGTTGTCCACCACTGATAATCTTGAATCGAATAGCTTCCGAAAAGTGAACCTTGGGAAGAGATTGGGAAGATATGTTGTTTCATACATTTCATCCACGGGTGGAATGGATTATATGGAGCTTCCCAACCCATTTTCCAACATCCATCTTTTGAGGGATGCCAATAGTTATATTACGCTTTCAGCGATTCCCAATGCTTCCACGGGTACCAATGATTATATGACAGGTGGAGACACCGCCATGATTGTAGATGATGATGGCGGGGTTTATGTATATGCGTATAGTGGGGGAAGCAATGATTTCATTATCTCCCAATACTATGATGGGGAGTTTTTCCGTTTAACCAATGGACGCGTGAACGTTGCCCAAGCTTCCACTTTGAATTGTGCGGATTCCTTTACGAGATTATCAAACCTTCATGGGGTTCATTGGTTGGGGCGTGGATTCATTGTATCCAACATGAATTCAAGTACTTCTTTCGATTTGTCTCTATTGTTCACATTCTTGGGTGGATACTCAGATTTGAATCTTCCCAAGACATCCTATGGAGCTGCGGAAGCGGATTGGACGCGCGCCGGTTTTATTCGTAACTATATGCCATTGGATGAACCATCAAACATCACCGGCTTATTGGTGATAGGAACGGGTGACGATAGAATTCTTAATGGCTATTTGTCCATCACAAGTTCCATCACATATCCAAGTAACCGGTATTATAGATGGAACAATCTCCCCACATCCATCACCGGTTCCGACTATACCAACCAAGGAATCATTATCCGTTCTTCTTGTATTGCTGACAGTGGGGGAGATTTCACATTGAACCAACGTGGATTCACCTTGGAAATGGACAACGGAACAAACAGATACAAAATAGCGGTATACATTACCACTACACAAATAAGAGTTCGAGATGTGACAGGAGGGGGCGACCTCACCACGGTTTCCCATGATAACACCCAAGGGGTGGATATAGTGTGTTCAATCGGTGATGGTGACAAGCTTTCCGCTTGGTATCGCACAATGGGAAATGGTGAATTGAGGGACTACACCAATTTGGTGGACAATTACGCAATCAGAAGCGCGGCATCCAGCGCGGCGGGACACATCATTGAATGGGGGCATCTCACATATAATTCTGGAACACTATCCACAAATTGGAATGAATTCCATGTTTCCACATTGGAAGCTACCGGAATGGGATTGGCGGGTGGCTTCGATAATCCCAATGATTTGGCATCCCGTCCATATCCCCCACTTGGGCAATATGCTTATGTATATGATGGTGTATCCATCTCCACAACGGACGGTCCCAGCTATGAAGGGGAAGAGTTCCAGATTATCCCCCAATATGATTATCCGGTATCCAACATCTTTCCTTCTCAAGCTCCATCCCCACGAATCCAGTGGAGAAGCGAAAAGACGACAAGTGGAAACATTCCCCAACAAACCCTATCCATCAAATTGAATCCAGACACGGCCACATCTTTAATAGAAGCTCAAGCCAATGATTTGATGGGCTTTCATCTGAATGGTGTAAACTGGAGATTGGGAGACATCTATTATCATAACGGAAGCTCATGGGTTCAATTGGCGGCGATAAACAACCAAATCCGATGTTCAGCTGTTGTGACGGGAAGAAGCGCACGTGGGGCCACGGGTTTGAGTGAACCATATTTCACTTTGAATGAATTGGCGGGATGGACTGCCTATATCACTTCCGGATTGGACCAAGTTCATCGAAAGATTGTTTCCAATACAGAGGGAATCTTTGGTGGAACGGCCACGGGAACAAAACAATGCACCGTACAATTTGAAACCAACCCACCCCAAGGAAGTGGAACCATCTATTTCATCCCACCCGTGTTTTCCGTGGTGGTGTCGATGAACGGCATCCAAGCCAGCGGATTCCAGATAAGAACAGATGCCCAAGAAACCTATGATGATGATATACGGATTGGGGAAGTGGTGATGGGGCCGGTGATTGTTCCCGGAAGGCAGTATGGAAGAGGAAGAACCATTTCCATTGAAAGCGGAACAACCACCATAGAAACACAAGATGGAATTCGTTATTCTCGAGAAGTGAAGCCCCCCACAAGAGTTTTCAATCTAGCGTGGACGGATGGAATTGATGTTTCCCAGCTCCAAGGAGATGAACCCGACATTGATTATTGGATGGCATCAAACCAAAGTGGAGCGGAACCCATAGCCGTCCAAAATGAAGCGCCGGATTTGATGATGGGCTTTCTTCGATATGTCCAAGGTGCCAAGAAACATTTTGTATATCTCCCCAATATTTCCAAGTCCACATCTTCATCCGAAGACAAGCGTTATTTGAACCGTGAAAAGGAACAAGCGCTTGTGACGTTGGATAATGATGTGCAGATAGAACACGTGGTGGGAGATGAGCTCCAAAATGAAACCGGTGAAGTATTCCGGATTGCAACCATCACATTACGAGAAGTGAAATAATGTATTACGGAACGCGGAATGATTGGGAAGAAGTGGACATCCTTTGGACGTTGGAAATCTCATATCTTGGGGAAGAATACCGATTCGCCACCATCACTTTGGATTTGGTGGATGGAGCTGGGAAGAGCTATCCATATACCGGAGGATTGGAAGATGTGGTGGTTTCCACTTCCCTTCAAAGAGTGGGAGATATAAGCGCGGAAAGTGACAGCGTATCCATAGCCATCACCTTTCCAAACAAAAATATCGCCCAACTCCAGATGGATGGAAAGTTCATCGAAGGTTCCCACGCCAAGATTGGATATGTATTGATGAAGAATGGGGAGATTGAAACCCAGTATGATGGACGCCCCACCATCTTCCAAGGAATCATCACCGGCCCCGTATATGGGCACCCCAACCGGCCCCAAGGATATGTAGAGTTTTCCATAGAGAACAAAGCCATGATTTCATCCCAAGGGCTATTGGCTACCATCTTGGGGGAGAACATGTATATTGAAGATGTTTCATGTTCTAATGCTTTGTATGTATCACCGGAGTGGCCACAAGACAGGGGATTGACGGAAGTTCAAGATATACACCGTGGGAAGGTTATTCCATGGGTATTTGGGGAGCTTCAAGGTGTACAGCATTCCAGCGGTTCCACAAGTTCCATCCCCATCACGCCGGCTTATGCGATAGCATACGACCCAAGCGCGGGACATAAACCGGTTTTTTACTTGGCAGCGGGACATGTAACCAACGCGGCTAGTGTTAATCTCTTCTCGAACACGGGGGAAACCGACACCGCCACCATTTCCACATTTGTTAACATCGACAATAGAACGCTAACCTATTTTGAACTTCCCAACGGTTCCACCATTCCCCAAAGTGTAGCCGCCAATGATGATAGAGAAGTTTGGGTGGAATGGGATGATGGGGGAGCTTATCCCAATCCAGTGGGGGAAGGAAATCTTCAAGGTGGTGGTGATATATGTCTTTGGCTATTGAGTGAGCTAACCACGGATGTGGATTATGATTCATGGAACGCGCTAAGGCCTTTTCTGAATCAATACCTATTCGCGGGATACGTCAATGATGACAAGATAACGGTGTTTCAGTGGCTCCAAAAGAACATTGTGGCATATCTTCCCATCCATATTGTGAACGGTCCCAACGGATTGAAGCCGGTTATTGATATGTTCCAATCTCAAGTGGACATCCAACCACGTCTATCCATCGCGGAAGGGCCTGAATTTCAGCGTGTGGGACCGGTGGTATCATTGAACACACCGGAAGATGTTTCCAACGTCGTCACGGTGCGTTATGCCATGAATGGAGTGGTGGAAGATTATTCAACATTTGTTCAAGTCTCCAATAAGATTCCCGCGGCGGGAACATTATCTTCCATCTCATACATAGCCCATCCTAAATCCATGATTTCCATCCAAAGATATGGGGAGAAGAAGAAGGTGGTGGAGCTGGATTTTTGCTATGACAATGGCACCGCGCAAAGAATAGCCCAAGATATATTGGAGCGGGAAGCACTACCCACCAAGATGATTCAATATAGTGTATCATTACGGTATGGATACCTTGTTTTGGGTGATATAGTGGAAATTACAGATTATGACATTGGGTTGGATTCTCACAAAGCCCAAATTATTTCCAAGCTATTCGAAGATGGAAGATGGCTTTTGGAAGTGAAAATTGATGATAACCCCATGAAATGGAACCGAAATGTGGAAACCTGAAATACTAGCAAAGATTGAACAATATGGATTCAAAGTCTTTTCAGATGGACCCTATGATTTGAACATTATTGGGGTTCGAAATCTAGAGAACAACGCAAACCAATATGATGATAAGCTGCATGTGTGCTATTTGTCAGAAGATGGACATTGGAAAGAAGACATCTTTCAAGTGTCCACAGACCCCGGCCGCTATTGGTTGGAAAAGGAAGATTACAAAGCGTGCGCAGTATATAAGCATCCCCAACAAGCGCGTGGAGCGTACAAAGTGGGACTACACCGTGGGAACTATGAAGCGTTGGTTCAATGGCGCCCCGTGGAGTATTGGAGGGATGGAAACAAAGATGAAAAGGCGGATTATGGTGGGGAAGTCTTCAAAGATACCATAGGATTAAACATCCACCGTTCTTCCATCCACGATAGTGATGAAATAAACAAATATAGCGCCGGATGTATTGTCTTCTCGAAGATGGCAGATTGGGAAGCATTTATGGAACTTGTACACAAGCAAAAAAGAACCATGGGATACCACACTTTTACATTCACACTTATAGCGGAGTAACCCCATGGACCCGTCAACATACCACGATTTGATGATAAACTTAGCCACCAACAGTCCCTTCTTGGCGTGGATGATTTATAGCTACGTACAAACCAACAAAGACTTGAAAGAAACCCGTGAACAATCAAGACAAGAAGCGCGCGAAATACGGACGGAAGCCAAGGAAGAGGAAGAAAGAGTTCGTGATAGATTTGAGAAGGTTATCAAAGATTTGAACAATGACAGAAAGCTATTGGTGGAAGGATTCTCTAACCGCATAGATGCATTGGAACGTGGCCAAAAGAAAATCTTCCATCTCCTTGGGGAGCTCAGTGAAGTGAAAGAGAAGATTACAAAGATTGAGATGAAAGAGGAAATCAGGAAAGAGATTGGATAACCATCTTCAAGTGTTTACAGCTCTTTCGATACCACCACCCATCGCATTGACATGAACCCCATAGATTCCCATTGGGGTTCTTTCGTGCGAATACAAAGTAGTTCCCCACCGAATAAACGAGAAAGATATATTCTTTCCCGCTTATGGTGTACTTCTCAGAAACAAGAATCTTCATCTTCTTCTTCCGGTGTCATGTAGGGTTCACTTCTCACAAAGTGGGTTCCATGCTCCACACGATAATCATGAACCAACGTCATCCCAAACAACATAGCCCGCACTTCTTCAAACGAGTGTTCCAGATATACAGCTGTTCCACCCACGTTCACTTCCGTGATATGGATGGTGTCTTCATGAGATTTCCAAAGCTCCAATGGGCGGATGGTGATTATCTCATTGGTGTTTATGCCCACGGATTTCACGGCGCGGGGGCTTTGGTTCTTTGCATAGCTCGAATAGTCGGTAATTTCATTGCATATTAGTATCATGGTTCTTTCCTGTTGTTAAAATAGTTGTAGTTGTTTTTGATGTTCTTTTAGTCTTTTAGATGCCGCTTCAAAGTATTCTTCATCCAATTCGTATCCATGGAACTCGTATCCCATATCATGGGCGGCTATGGCAGAAGAACCACTTCCCAGATGGGTGTCCAGTATCTTCCATCCCTTTTGTGCATACTTATCCAATAGCCAAGTATATAGGGCCACGGGTTTTTGGGTGGGGTGGATTCTATGTTCTTTGTTCTTCATGTTCCCTTGGAGCATTCCTTGCCATCTAAATGAGAACATGCGAACCGCAGTTTTGAAAGATGTCCAAGCCAATTCACAATCAGCAAAATTATTTTCCCCATTCTCTTTATTCCATACAATCCAACATGATGAATCTATGGGTATTCTTGAAATAAAATGATTGGCTCCCCAAATAATTTGTTTCTTGGAAACACGTTGTAATTCATCAAAATATTTTTGTGGGGGTGGAGATGAATCCCATTTTTTCTTTGTGTAATTTGTATTTTTTGCTAATACATCCCCACCCATCTTTCCACCATCCATATTTATTCCATAGGGAGGGTCAACAATAGCCAAGTCAAATTGGTTATCTTCCATGGATGCCATCGCTTCCATGCAATCTTGATTATATAGGTGTATCATGGTTCTTTTCCTTGTTTATTGTGGTTTTTTGTAGTCTTTCATGTTCATGGATGCTTCTTTCAATAGCCCATTTCGATTCCTTCCCATGGGATTATGTTGCAAGATGCACATGACAAATTTGTGGAGTGTCTTGGGACGGGGTTTGGATTTCCCCATCTTCATCGAAATGATGGTTTGTTCATCCATCCCCAAGTCAATGAAGTTTTGGTTCCTCATTTCGTGCGCTTGCATGGTGTAACGTACCCAAGCGGAAAAGCGTTCCGGATTCCATTCTTTGGCGTACAGATTTCCAGATGGTGGGGGCCATTGGGTAATTAGTACGCGTGGGTTAATGGTTTTTCTCATGGTTTTCTATCCTTGTCTATTTCCATCATTCCTTTGATGATGATTGTGTTTATTGGTTGCTTTGTATGTAGGGCTATGAATTCACATAGCCCATAGTATTTCATGATTTGGGGGTGTGATGTCCCGTTTGCGTAGCTATGCACACATTGAGAAGAGACACCCAGATGGGAGGCCATATCCTTCCATCGGAACTTGTGTATTCTCTTTTGTGTACATAGCCACATCGAGAAGTTTGGCGCTCTTATTTTTTCCACATCTTCATCCAAAGTTTCACTTTCAGCGAAAAACGGCGGATGGGATGAACCAAAGTATTATACAGACGTTCCACATCTTTGGTATCTTGAAGCGCGGCGTGGGTGGGGTATACTTTCCAACCCAAGAAGCGCCGGATGGAATCCATGGACAAAGAATCCAATCCATAAGGGACAAGATACAAATAGGCCAAGGTGGTGGTGTCGATGGCGCGGGGGTCAATCCATGTCTTTATCTTGTGACGCCACAATAGATTCTTGATGAATCCAACATCAAAGCGGGGGTTATGTCCCACAATGATGTAATCTTTCATCAAGATTCCCAGCTTATTGGCTAATTCTTCTTGGGAGATGGCATCCATCCAAGCGCTTGGGGTGTAGCCGTTCACAGCCACGGCGCGCGCGTCGATATGGTCGGGCCAATTGGGTTTGGCTTTGAATGTCCATGTCTTTCCATCGTGGCGGCGTACCAAAGCCACCGAGATGATTTCGTGGTATTCATCATCTAGTCCCGTGGTTTCACAGTCGACGAATAGAATGGGCTTATCTTTGAGTAACATTATCGTTTTCCTTCGTTTTGGCTCCATGCGTAATATAGCACAAAACAGATGATTCCGACGGGGATGGAAGCTCCAATGATATAGGGTTTCATGGCGTTCATAAATAGGTGGATTTGGTATAGCTCGATATACATGGTTTTTCTCTTGTTTTGTTTTTGTGATAAAAATATCTTGACATCATGACAAGACACAACTATTTATATTCTTGTCACTTTGACAAGTCAACAAAAAAATCACAATCGGAGAAAAAACAATGAAGTTAAAAAATTGCTTGCCATTGAAAATTAGACAAACGGTGTCCGCAATCTATGATGATATGGATTATTGGACGGGTACCGATAATGAACAGCTATCTATCCTTAGAGATATAGTTCACAAACAAAACATTCTTATCAATCATCTATTGGAACAAACAATTATCCATGAAGAAGTCCCATCGAATCCCGCCGGTGTATTAGCGGATACTATGAGCTTCCAAGAATGGTTTGATACAGCGGGTGACATCTTGGAAGATATGAAACAAGGGGAAATCGTTATTGTATATGATGGATGGAAAGACCCCAAAAATCAAATAATAGCTTTTACACATGAAATCTATGAACATTGTGAAAAGGTTATCTATGTATGTGAACAGGACAGCCCAACACGAGAAAGCCATTTTTCCAAGCTGGAAACCACGATTGGAAAACATCAACAGATTATCAACAATTTCATCTATCGAAAATAAGGACAAAACAATGAGTGATGAATACAGAAAATTTCGTGAGATGGTGAAAGCCATTGGACGCGTGAAAGCTGCGGAAATCTACAACAAAGAAGTAGTGAAAACCGCAGAATATAAGAAGTGGAAGAAGATGATGAACGACAAACATGGAGATAAAGATGTTTAAAAAGTACTTGAATAAACAGCTACACAAAAGAGATTGGACTCAACGCGAACTATCTGGGAAGATGGGGGTTCATGAAAGCTTGGTTTCCAGATGGATGAAGGGTGAACGGATGCCAACCCTTCCCAACATCATCAAATTGGCTTCTCTCTTTGAAACATCCGTGGAAGAAATCTTGGAAGCTATGGGGAAGCTCGATGTATAACATACACAGCTACTTGAAGTATCTTCTCGAGACATATCCAGAAATACGAAAAGCCACCACCAAACCATTGTGGGAAAAGTGGTTGGATAATCGACAAAGCCCCACCCATAAACAGATGGAAAAGATTATTGGGCTTCTTCCAGTGGATGATGTGAACAAAAACTATTTTCGTGTAGCCATGTTTCGAATCTCCACCAAGTTCCAAAAGAAGGGAATACACTTCCACGAATTTCCAGTTCATCCCATGGCGTGTCCACGTCCACGATTCACGAAATACGGACGCCCATACATGCCCAAGAAATATATGGATTGGAAGAAGGAACTTGTGAAGATGATGGAGGATAAACAACACGGTTTGAATCATCCCATAAAGATGAAGCTCGACTTTATCTTCTACAGCGAAAACAAACCGTGGGGACCGCACCACCAAAAGCCAGATGTGGACAATCTCGTGAAGGCGTTCATGGATGCCGCCCAAGATGGTGGAATGTTGGTGGATGATTCCGTGGTGTATTCCATCCACGCCAACAAGTATTGGGGACCATCCCCAAAAATCACGTGTACAATAACATACTAAAAAGATGTGGGGCGCCATCACACGCCCCACTAGAAAATCACAACGAACAATAAACAAAAGGAAAGTTCATGTATAAGATAACAGCACTCCAAAAAATATACAAACCAAACAACCCAATATTTCTAGATTATTCCTTTGAGAAGCTAGCCCAATTTATCATCACCCCACGGGACGCAAAAGAGAAGATTGAGATTCCAGCTTGGAGTCCCGCAATCTTCAAAGGTGGGAAGCTCACAAATGACAACGTGGTGGAAATCTCTTGTGCCGTGTTCGACATTGACGAGGGATTGAAATGGGATACACACAAAGATTTCAAGAAGTACCAATATATAGCCCACACAAGTTCTTCCCATTCCGACACCTTGCACAAGTGGCGCCTTGTGATTCCCTTCGAAAAGCCGGTTCCATCTCATCTTTGGGAAGGTGCTTGGCTTCAATGTAAGCGCTTCTTCTTCGAGCACACCGGAAAAGTGATGGATGAAAAGTGTAAGGATGCCAGAAGGTTCTATTTTGTTGGGGCCGGTGTACCGGTGATGGGTTCCAAACCAGTCACTTATGTGAACGGTTTTGATGAATACTTGGTTCATATAAATTACGGTTCCACATTTTCCATAGATTTCCAACAGTGTGAAAACTACAAAGCCCAATTGGAGATGGAACAAAAAGAGAAGATAGAACGGATGAAAAGGCGCTATAATGCAATCCAGTCTCTTCCCGCGTATATGCAAAATCCCAAAGAATCTTTGGCTTTGAAGCTTGCAACGGATGCCCATTATCGGGAACAGCTTGGAATCAAGATTGGAGGAAAGAACAGTGGGGGAGCCAATCCAAGAATGATTGGGTGGAGCTGCCCATCTTGTGGTAGAAATGATGCCACGTATTTTTATATTAATCCCTTGGGAAATCGCACCACCGCCCAATGTGGACATATGAATTCATGTGGGGAGTGGTTTTCCCTCTTCCAGCTTGGACGTGATAAGGGGGTGTTATAATGTATGAGGTACAAATGAATGAATATATAGAACCCAATGACTTGGGATTGAAAACCACCGTGAAAGTGGTATCAGGAAACATTATCGAGACGGTACGAAATAGCCGTTTTAATGTGGTTACACTTCTCTATAAACACCCATATTTCAGTAGCTTGGGGATGAATGAATTTGACAGATTGGTATATTGGAAGGGAAAGCCCATAGATGATAATCAGCTATCCCGGATGGCTACATGGATGGAATCTCTTTATGATGTGCGGCCTTCCGTGGCTTTGATGCTCGAATGTGTGAACCAAGTAGCGGAAGACAAGAAGTTTAATCCATTGGCGGAATACTTCAAAGGGAAGAAGTGGGATGGCGTCCCAAGATTGGAAACATTGTTGGAAGATTATTTTGGTGCTCAACCCTCGATAATCAACCGCGCATATTCGAAGAAGTTCTTTATTGGTGCAATACGGCGCGCGCTCCACTCCACCATCCAAAAGCCCGTCAAACATGATTCCGTGTTGGTGCTCTTTGGTAGGCAAGGATTGAGAAAGTCCACATCCATAGAAACCTTGGCATTGAAGCCGGAATGGTTTGGGGACACACCTTTGGACATCACCAACAAAGATTATGTTCTTCATCTGAATGGGCGGCTATTGTACGAGATGAAGGAAATGGCCAAACGTGCCAAGGATAAGAAGATGGAGAAGGCTTTCATTGACCAAAAAGTGGATTCTCTTCGACTTCCATATGGGAAGATGAGGGTGGACATCCCACGGAAAACTTCATTCATTGCCACCACCAACAGATTGGACATTTTGAACGATTCCACGGGTTCAAGAAGATGGTGGCCCGTTATGTGTGGCTATGATTGGGATGATGTGGGGAATATGTTCCCGTGGCCAAAATCACGGAAGATTGATGTGGAAGGCCTCAAGGCTATCCGTGACCAATTGTGGCTTGAAGCTCTTCACTATGCCAAGGATGAAACCCAAATTCACTATCTCACAGATATGGAAGAAGAGAATCGAGAAGAGGGACGGGACGCGTTTATTTCTCTTCATCCCTACACCCCTTTGGTGAAGACTATATTGGACAATCTCCATCATAATAACACCCATCATTTTCAGCTTGAAGACATCATTGGAAGTATGGAAATTCCAGTAGCCCAAAGAACCTTTGCTTTGAAGAATACTATCCAAGATATATTGGGTGAATTAGGGTATAGTAAAAACAAAGTGAGGGTTCCACAACCGGATGGAACCACAAAACCCCTTTGGAGATGGTGCCGTGGATAAGTACAACAAAGAATTGTTTTCAGATGATGATAGTGTTTTTCAATTACTTGATACGGCTTATTCACTTCTTGAAGATGGGGAAAATCCCATGAAGGTAATCCGGATGGCGTTATTTATCGCCATCTTGGAGATGCACCATCAAGAGCTTGGCCCCAAGGAAATGAAGGAAGTCTTTGATTTGATGGCGGATAAGTTTTTGAAGAACTTCTTGAAGGTGAACACCCAAGTGGATTATGGTGAAGAGTGATGGAGGAAACACCCCAACAAAGATTCCAACGGATGACGGAAGAAGCCCAAGCCAGTGAAGAACTGGTTTGTCATTATCTCGAATCTAAGCACGGCTTTGGTTTCCATCTAGTTAGTCATGAGCTCCAAAAGGTGGGAAAAGATAATGGGTGGCATGTTCCAGATATACACAGCAAGAAGAACCCCAAAACCACCATCGAAGTGAAAGAAGATTTGATGTGTGGGAAAACTGGCAACATTGCTATTGAAGAACATTGTCTATTGAGATTGAAGGCATGGAGCCAAGCGCACAAGAAGGGAAACATGTTTTTGGCTTATGTGAACCATCGTGATTTTCGCGTGGATTTCTTCAAGTGTGGACATGATGTGGACTACTTGAGGAAAGAGCTGGAATGGTTGTGTGTATATCGTCCAGATTGTAAAGAAGTCCAAGGTGGGGACCAAGGTTTGAAGCTTTGGATTATCCCCCTTCGTGTGGCTAGAAGCATGAAGTCCAACATCACATCTTCCATCATGGGGGAGATGGACCAAATCGCATTTTCATTTGTAGCAAAGAAGAAACTAACAAGGAAGGAATAATGGCCAAGCGTAAAGTAGCAAAGAAGAATCTAAGTGGATTGAGCGGAAAGACAGCTGCGAAAAGAGCCGCCCAAATAAGAAGGCGCGCCACCCAAAAGAAGCCATCATATTCACCTTTGGCGGGTGATAAGGGAGCCAAAACACGTCCATCCAAATACACGACATCTTTGAAAAGATTCCGTTCTCGAGTGAGCGAAAGAAGCGCAAAGTCCAAAGCGGGAACATCTCGAGATAAGTTCATCCGAAGTGTAGCCATGGAAATGAAGATTCCATCTTCTATTGTCCGTGAAGTGTACAAAAGAGGGGAAGCGGCTTGGGCGGTGTCCCATAGGCCGGGGGCTACCCAAGCACAATGGGCAAAAGCGCGGGTTTATTCGTTCCTACGAAAAGGAAACACCGTCACCAAGGGACAAGATGGGGAACTATACCGGAAAGCCAAGAAGCAACAAAGAGCTGGTGGATATATGAAGCTAAAATGATTAGCTGATGGCTTTATGTGGCTAAAATAATTACGCTTCATTACCCCCAAAGAAACACCCTAGAACGGCGATTTGTAAAAAAGATTAGATTATTTTGTGTTTTTCTTTGTCTATAGTTTGACACGGTGTCAAGTACTGGCTAATATAAGTACATGATGAACAAAACAAAAGGAGATTACATCATGACTATCACAAACGAAATCAAAATCCAACTTGCCTACGAAATCATGAAAATGGGTATAGCATCTTCCTATCCAGATGGATGTATAGAGTGTTTTTCATGGGAACAAGCCGATGAGGTAACATGCTGGTTAGAGCATTATAATCTCGACTGTGAGATAATTGAATATAACGTAGGTGGAGAATTTTGGATTAATATGTGGATAAAAGGATAATAACAACCCCCGCCCCTTCGGGGGCACCCCTTCACAACCAACCAACCCAACGAGGAAACCATGAAAACAATCACAATAAGACAATCAATTGAAGTACTATTATTAACCAAAGAAACAAGTGAGTATCTCGATAGTGTGTTTTACTATCTATATGAATCCTATCTTTGTGGTTATGCGCAATATTGGTGTGATGAAGAAGATGTTTTATTGGCAATAACTCACTACTTGAAATTAGATTAAATAACCAACAACCAACCAATAGAGGAAACCATGAACGAACTAGAACACATCATTTCAGAAGATAGCCCACGAACACCATACACACCCAAGGAAACAACCATGACAAAAGACACCGGCCACCGCATCATCCAAGCACCGAACAACAACCGAACAACCGAACAAGCTCCCAAAGAATCTAGTAATACCGTCGTAGTGATTACTTGGGAATCTGGTATGGTGAATGTATACCGTAAAGATTCCAAGGAGCTTCTCGAGGTTCTTATCCATGAACATCACATGATATATGAAGTGATGGAAGCCGAGATGATTTCATAACATCCCATAACATTGGAACCGATAGCCCCACATGATGGGGCTTTTTTATTGCTGGATTGGAACACCTTGGAACATCTTTGGAACACTTTTGGAACATGCACCACCCATACAGATAGCTACAAGGCCAATAATCTTCTAGTGTTCCAATGTTCCAATAAATACTACAAATAACTAATTATAATTACTATTATTATATATACGGGAAATATTCGTGGAACACTGGAACCAACCCTATTCTTTGCGCTTCTTTTCAGCTTCCAATCTTCGGATGGTTTTCTTAGCCCAACTTCTTCCTTCAGCTCCACCCCAAGCCAAAAAAGCTTGGTATGCCTTGGATGTTTTGTCCCTTCGATTGGCTACTTCCATTTCGCTTTTGTCGTGACGTGCGAACCAAGCCACCATGGTTCTAAGAAGTTCCTCAGATATAGGCTTTCCAGATATAAGGGCGCGTGCGGTGAATACTCCCTTCGAAGGTTTCCCATCTTCCCCCACCATCGCCTTCTTGGATGGGACGGACTTGGAACGAATCTCCAAACCTTTTTGGGCGTTTCTCTTTACAACAACGGGTGGAATTCTTGATACTGGCATGTTAATTAAACCTCATACATAGATAATCTTGTGATATAGTTATACACACATGGAGATTATACCACGATGGCGAAAAGAAAACAGAACATAAACATCATTGGGAAGGCGGCTAATAAGCGTATCGAAAGAGCTATTCCCAAGATTCAAAGAGAGCTTGGATATGGAAAGCGCCAAGCCACGGCGGTGGCTATTCGTCTTGAAAGTGTTGGCCAATTGGGGATGGGTGGAGATACTCGGACGGCTTCCCAAAGAAGAAGTGGAAAGTTATCCGTGGCGGCCTTTGCTGTATCCCAGCTGAAACGAAAGAGACAACCCAAGAAAACTATGGTGGTGGATACCAACCCCATCAAGGCCCAAAGTGTGGGCGACTACGCAAGACAATATAGAACCAATGTCCCCGTTCAATTCACCACCAATAAGAAGAAGCCCCGGAAGAAATAATGATACACTTGGAACCAAGAAAACTATATGATGAAGCCATCTTGGAAGAAGATTATGAATGTGATGTTGTTATCTATTCATATGAATCTTTGGTGGAAATACTCATGGAACAACTACGTCAACACTATCCAGATGATAACAATGTGGACAT